AAACTTCTACAGGTGGTAGTATCCCACCTTGCAATGCACAAGCCATCCAATTAGGGTCAGGATGTGTAATCTTTGCAGGTGAATCAGGTTCTTTGGAGTCTTCCCATACAATACAATATTCTGTTCTATATGGCTCTAATTTGTCTTTTGCCCAACATAATCTATTCCAAAGATGTGTGCCTTGAAATTTTGGTGTTTCTATTGTCATGCTAAATCTCCTAATGCACTCCAACACACAACACCATTATTAAAAGGTTGAGAAGCAGTTGATGTTTGTAAAACAGTTCGTATTCTTGTACTGCTAGTGGTAAAAGCCACATTGTGTGCAGTTCGTGCAGGTGCAACTATCCCAGAATTAGCATCATCACTACCATCAGCTAATGAAGAACTCCCACCACCCCAATAATCATCATTAGAAAAATTATTTGTATAATTTACATTATAATCTCCATCACCATTATCTGTTATGTCATTCATATTAAAGCCATCTCTTGTATAATTTGAAGATGCTCCACCATCAAAGTTTATCCAAGCCTTTGGAACACCATTAAATATATAACTTGTATCTATTGATTTTGTTGTATTAGTGTTAACCGAATCACTTGTCTGTAATGTATCAAATGCTATTGTTCCGTTTGCCATTATGCTAGGTCTCCGTGTGCTGTGACAGCATGAGCAGTATTATCTACTGAACCTGCATCAGAAGTTTCAACAGATAAAGTACCTGTTGCTGTGCTTGTGCCAAGTTCAGTAACATTTCTACGTCTGTCTGTGCTATTTGCCATACCAACCATAGCATAATTAGTACTACTAAAAGGATTAACTAAACTATAAGTATACACACCTGTACTTACGTCATTTTCACCATCCATATTAAAGGAATCTAGCCTATTGGCATTACTTGCCGCCTTTACCCAAGCCTTACACAACCCTTGCTGAATATCTGTTTGTACTGAACCCTCACTTCTAATAGTTAATGAGTTTGCACTTGCACTTACCACAGGTGTTGAGCCAATAGTTATGGTTGTTGCAGTGGACTTGCCTGTGATTGTGTCTGTTACGATTGTACTCATGCTAAGTCTCCTATTATAGCACTATCTGCTGCAAACGCTTCTGTAAAAGAACTACCTGCAGCATTTGTTGTCATAAATTCTGCATACTTGTTTGAAGCTTTATTTCTACCATCTGTAGCTTGTTCTAGATGCTGATTAATATCTGTGCTACCTGCTGCAGAATTACTTCCACCAACAATTTGACAAAAATTAGCACTATCCATGTTACTAGTTAGATTTCCAGTATATCTACCAACATCTACGTCGGTCACATCAGTTAAGTTAAATGAATCTGAAACAGTAGTATCACTTGCAGGATTAATATAAAAATAAGATTTTATTGCAATTTGATTAGTAAGAGTTACTGCACCACCACTTCTATTTTGTATTGTATCTACTTTAATTGTACTCATGATATTACCAACCTTCCACCACTATTTACAGTTAATGTAACACCACTATTAACTGTAAGTGTTCCTGTTACCTGTGCGTTCTCTGTGGCAAGTATTGTTATGTTTGTAGATAAACTTTGTGCGTTAAGTCTAAACATACCACCATTTTTAAAGTTACCTTTATTCTCTGCTGCAGGTGTTACATTTCCTGCTGCTAATCCGAGAAAGTATACGAAGACATTACCTGTTCCACTTGAAGGTGCATCGCCTGAACCAAAAGTAAGAGTAGACCCATCAGGAACAGTATACTTAGAACTGTCTTGTACAACACCATCTACTGATACAATTATTGATTGCACATTAGATATTGTTCTACCTAAAGCAAATGTTAATGTTGAACCATCACCATTAAATCTTACAACTGCAGGTAAAGATTGAAAGTTGGCAGGTACGTCATTTCCTATGTATGCCATTCTATCTCCTACTCGCTAATTGAATCTACAAAACTAACCCAACAATTTAAAGAAGCATCAGTATCAGACTGAACTTTAAGTTCATCTCCATTTTGTAATATTATTTTACTTCCTGAATCTATAAGCTCTAAAGCACTACCTACAGGTATAGGTGCTCCTTTTATTAAATAGCAATTTAAATCACTACCCCCTGCTGCTGTTGTCTCTATAAAAACATCGACAGTTATTTGTGCAGTGTGTATGTTTGCTAATCTTATACTAACAATAGCATCATCAGAGTTTGAAGTGACTACTGTTCTAGCAGTAGTTCCAATATTTATATCAGAAGTGCTATCTGCTGCTACTGCTCTTTCAAAGTCTTGTGCCATATCTTTACTCCTTCTATATAATTATACTTGATTATGGCTAATTTGTCAAGTAAAATCTGATTATAACGCTATTGCCATAGCTGTGGCAAAACCTTTTGTTGCAGAACTTCCCCCTGCATATGTTTTAAGTGCAGATGCTGCTACTTTTCTATTAGTGCCACCTGCTCCATTATCAATGATAAATAAATCAGCATCAGCTATAGCTTCACCTATATCTGAAGCACCATCTATATCTAACGCAGTTAAGGATACTTTATTTGCTGTTGAAATTGTATCTAATTTAGTATCTGCTATCGCAGCACTAGATTTAATATCAGCGTTTACAATGTTAGTGATAGTGTTGTTGTCAGAATCTATTGATTTATTTGTTAGTGTGTCTGTTGTAGCTTTTCCCACTAATGTGTCTGTGGCTGATGGTAAAGTTAATGTAACGTCTGCTGTAGATGCAGGTCCAATAAGTGTTACTTTATTTGTTCCATTGTCACTATCTTCAAAGAACTCTAAAAATCCTGCACTAGTTGCACCATTTTTTAATTGTATACCTGCATTAGCTATTGGAGTTGTAAGAGTTTTGTTCGTTAATGTCTGTGTGCCTGTTAAAGTAGCTACAGTGGAGTCTATTGCAAAAGTAACAGCATTACCACTTCCACTTGTATCAATACCTGTACCACCTGTAAATGTAAGTGTCTCACTATCTAAGTCAATACTTAATGCACCACCACTATCTGCTTGAAAGTCTAAGTCCTCTGCAGTTATTTGTGTATCAACGTAAGCCTTTACAGATTGTTGTGTAGGCACGAGAGTAGCACTGTTAGATGACATATCGTCTTCATCTACAAACGCTGTAATAGTTATTGAACCATCAGATAAACTACCATATGTAATTGTGCCTGTGGTTGTTATGGCTGATGAACCATTATTTATTGCACCAAAGCCTGATGTAATTGAGCCACTATTTAATGCACCAACTGTTGTTACGTTTGATAGTGTGTCTAGTGCAGACTCAAAGTAAGTCTCAAAGTCAGTTAATGCAACTTGAACCATTGTTCCATTGTCATTAACGACTACTCTATCTGCATCAGCAAGTGTAGTTGATGTTGCAGAAGTATCACCATCTACGATGTTTAGTTCTGCTGCTGTTGAGTCTACTGCAGCTAGTTTTGTAAAGTCAGCTTGTACTAATCCTGATACACCATCTAATAAATTTAACTCGGTAGCAGTAGATGTTACGTTAGTACCACCTATATCTAATGTAGTTACAGATATTTCACCTGCTACTGTTACTATACCATCTGCCACAGTTATAAGGTCAGTATCGTCTGTATGACCTATTGTAGTGCCATTAATTATAACATTATCTACTGTAAGAGTTGTAAGAGTTCCTACAGATGTTAAATTAGGCATTGCAGTTATTTCATCGTCAAAGTAAGCAGCTAAGTCTGTTACTGCTACTTGCTTCATTGTACCTGCATCATTGAATACAACTCGGTCTGCATCAGCTACAGTTGTAGATGTAGCACTTGTATCTCCATCTAATATATTTAGTTCATCAGTTGTAACTGTTGCACCATCTAATACCTCTAATTCTGTTTCAGATATACCTGCAGAACCTATTGTTATTGTTCCTGCAAAAGTTACGTTAGCACCATCAAATGTCATAGCAGTTGTAGTGCCTGATTTAATTATTAAGTTACCACTAGTATTTGTAGCACTACCAAATGTTGTGCCACCATCTTTGAAGAATATATCTCCACCATCTGCATCTAATGTTATATCACCTGCAGTATCAACTACTACTGCACCATCTGCTACTAAATCTAATTGTCCATCGGTACTTGAACTGATATGTATAGCTGTATCTCTGAACTGTAACTTCTCTGTAGAAGCGATAAGTATGTCATCACTAAATTCAAAATAATCCTCGTCTTCTTTCCATGTCAAAACACCATCTGATGAATTACCATCAAATGTTATTGCTATGTCTGTATCTGCTCCTGTACCAAATGTTAATGCATTACCTAACAGTTTAGTTATAGGACCACCTTCTGCAGTAGTGCCATCATGAGTATGTCCTGTACTCGCTGCGAAGGCTGCTAATAACTGATTAAACTCATCATTACTATGAGCAGCAGTTATTATGTCTCCATCAGTAAATGTGGATTGTCTAGTGTATGTAGCTCCCATTTATCTTCTTGCTCCTACTTGATATTCTAATCCAAAACCTCGCAACGCATATGGTGCAGAAGTTCCGTTGTCGTTAACTCTTAATGCTACAGTAAAACCTGAACCTTCAACTGATTGTCTTAGCAATGGTTCTGCCTGACCACCATATGTTGCAACTCCATATGATGCAGTTCCGTACACGGCAGCCACATCTCCTGCTGATAATGAGTAAGCTGCAGGTCTTGGTGAATCAGGGTCTTCGTAGTCATACCTTAATAATAAGTCTGCATTAATTGAAGACTCAGGTTTATAACTAACAAGAACACGTTGCATATGTTTACGTATTCCTGCATCTCCAAAACCTAAATCAGGACTTCTGTACTTACCATCTATAGCAGTTCCATCAAAGTCATTACCACTTTCTTGTTCATAAACAAACCCATCAAATCCACCATGTATTATTGTTGTTCCACTCGTATCAACAAATGTAGATGTTGAGGAAGGTTTTATACCTTTTAACTTTGCAAACTCAAACTGTTGTCCTCTAAGAGAACATATTGCACCTTGAGTTATGGTTTCAGGTACAGCAGTCTTAGAAAAGAAAACTCTGTACTGTGTTTTATTAGGTATGACAACAGAGGTAAAGTTTGTTGCAGTAGCTATGTTGTCATTAAATAATGGTTGTACAACAGTGCTTATAGTTCCTAATTCAACGTCACCAATTCTTGCAGTACCTGCAACTGTTCTTAATCCGTCAGGTGCTAGAAATATTAAGTCACCTGCAAATTCCTGTATAGTCTGTCCATTAACACATCCTATATCTCTCGTAACAGGTGTTACTACAAAATCAGAGAGTGAAGTGCCTGACAATTTAAATATTCTATTTTCACAAAATATAAATAAATCTTGTCGAAAAACTTTAAGACCAACTATGGTATCATCAACTTTTATACTACCTGCACCACTACCTGTTGCAAAATTAGCTTCATCAAAAGGCACACTAAATACAACTTCTTGTGGGGTGCTAGACATACCTGCATAAAACATATGGTCTTTAAATACTGTTACAAACTTTGCACCTGCTACTGCAGTGCTCACTTCTCCACCTCCTGCAGAAGTAACATCTGTAGCACTAAAAGATGTATTAAATATAGTTGGTGTATTGTTGCTTCCACTCACAACTATAAATTTATCATTACCATCAAAGTTGTATATTTCAAAATCATAAACACCTGCACTGCTTCTACTGTTATCTATCTCTGTCCAAGAGTTATTACCTGCAGTAGCAGTAAATATTTTCTCACCTCTAGCAGCAACAATCTTGTCATTAAACTTCATAGACAATAATACTGCCTCTGAAGAAGAACTTGTTTGTGGTACTATATTTGTAACAAGTTTACTGAATCCATTTATTCGTCTATAACCACCTTGTATATCAGGCTCAAAGTTTTGTAACTCTAATGCCTCACCCGGTTCCATAGCAAATGTTGACTTATTTAAAACTAGTCCACCCTGTAGTGGAAAGTTAACAGGTTGTACTTGAGAAGCATCAGGCATTTAGTTCACCCTAATACTTAAATCTGCCGTACTTGTATATCCTATTTTTGGTATAAATGTAGACCTAATATATTCAAATCTATTAACAAGTAATGTTTGCATATTTTTTATACCTTGTTCAAATCTATCAAAATTAAGTTGATACTGTGTAGTTTCACCTCTGTATTGATACACAAAAGCAGTTGCTCCATCTATTATAACTGCAGCAAATCTATCAGGTATAGTTGTTGTATCTGTCGCTGCAGACATATCAGTTGGAAAAGAAAAGAAATCATATTTTAAACTAAAACCTTTTGTTGGAAAAGGATATAGTAAAAAGTTATTGTCAGGTGTTCTTGATACGTATTGTGGTACACCACCTTGTTCAAACTGTGCTACTTGCACACCACTAGCTATTGAAGCAGCAGTAGTATCATTTGCACCTCTAGTACATCCTGTAAATGTTGTACTAGTTGTTCCTGTATATGTTACTTGTTCATTAGCTATGAAAATAGTTCCTGAACTGTCAAACCCTGTTGTACTTGCAACAGTTATTGTGGTAACACTATCTGTGTGAGTTGTACTAGTTGTGGTTGTTGTTATCTCATCTTCTTGTGTGATATAACTATTTATGTATTCATTGTAATTTATAACATATAGTCTACCACCACTTGAACCTAAGTCTGAATCCTTTACTAATCTAAATGTATTATAATCTACTGTCTTTGCATCTGTAGGTATTGTATATCTTACTGTTCCCGGAACTAGTGTTTCTGTTTTTGTAGAATGATTAAAAGGATATTGAAATTCTTTTTGATTAATATATCTAACAGATTCATTTATAGCATTCTGTGCCTGAACCTGTATTCCTCTAGCAGTTGCAAAAGATGAAGAGGTTAATTGTACTTCATTTAATCTTGCTAACACTTTATTTGTTAATGTTAAAAAAGTTTCTGCCATGATGATTCCTAAAAGTGTAAGAGAGCAAGTTGCCCTGCTCCCCTAGAAAAAGTTTAAGCTAACTGGTCTCTATCGACCTCATCAGGCTTATCATCTAAGCCATGACCTGCTAAATCAATAACAGTTGCATAGACTCTTAGTCTGCCTGTAGCTGGAGCAGCACCTGCAATTAAACAATCAATAGTATCTGTAGTAGTTACAAATTGAGTGTAAGTTGAAGCTGCACTTCCTAC